ATCATTTCAGTCCTGCTACCCTAAGATGTTTAAGTGTTTGTTGCAATAGATCAATTTGCCTTCTACAATCTTCTAGTGCATGGTGACTGGCACGTGGCTTTGGCAAATCCGGATATAGACTATAAACAGTTCTTGCATCACGCACATTCCAAAACTGCCAAGGTATAGGCAATCCTAATTGTTTGAATGCATTCTCAAGTATAACCATATCAAATGTTGTACCGTTTGCCCAAGTTAGTTTACAGTGAAAGCATAACTTGCTCAGTTCTTCAAGAGATTGTTTTAGAGGTATTCTACCTTCCTCACCAAATGCTTCGTCCTGTGCTTCTTTGGGTTGTGTAGCCCACCATTCAACAGTAGAATCATCCACTTCTCTATCAGGTTGACTGTCAACATCAACTCTGGCATAGTAATCTTGTTTTTGGTAACCAGTACTTAGAGGATCAAAAGTCTGGGCCGCGATAGTAAGTATACAAGCTTCAGGACCTGTGCCTACTGTTTCAATGTCAATCATAATATCCATACTATCAGTATAGCAGATAATGAAACTATGTCAACCTATTTTCTTGGCTTTACTGTTTTTTTTGTTCCAATTGTGCCTTTGAGGCTTGACTTTGGTGGCTTGTATGCTTTTTGTACTTTACCGCCTGAGCTTACACTGCCTTTACGCAGTTTGTTCAGCATGCCTAAAATCCTACTTGCTGGATTTACTCTTTTGGTCTTCTTGGATTTTCTTGCAGCAACTTTGCTTTTTGTCTTGCGAGTCACTTTCATTTGTGCTCGCTTACGTTGATCTATAGGAGCATCACAGTCTTTGGCATTGCTCACAACACGGCCTCTTCGTGTACCACTAGTACAACGCCATTTTGTTTTTAGTTTATTACCTGTTCTACTGAACACCATTTCGTGTTCAGTAATAAACTCTACTGCTCGCATTAGCCAATTACCCAAGACATAGGTTGTGAACCATCTACATAAAGTTTAAGTTCTTCGACCATTTTATCCATAATTGCTTGGCCTTCTGCTTTCATTTGTGCACCGTTTAGTGCAGTACCACCTTGTGGTCCAGCAATAGTTGCAAACTTTTCTCTTGCTTCACCAATAATAAGTTTACAGTTACCAACCATATAATCTCTTACCCACTGTAATGTTGAGAAATCAGTAAGCAGTTGCACTTCAGGACGTAGATTATAACACCAAAGCAAAACAACTTCTCCTGAGCCTTTGATATCTCTCATCAGTGTAATCTGTTTTGTTGCACTGTTGTAATTGTAATTGAGAAAGCCGCCAAACATTTTTGCAGTTAGTTCTACATACTGTGTGTAAAAATCATATGTAGCAAGTCCGCCCATTTGATTTCCATTAAGTAGGTATGTGTTAAGTGCGGCTGAGCTAAAAGGTTCAAATGCAGTACCTTCTCCACCGTTACTAAAACCAATAGTACGTCTAAATACCTGTCTGACAGTCTGCACTTCACTAGGAAGTGTGTAGATATTTGTATCTTCACGCAAGGTTAAAAAATTGTAACTTTCTTCAAAAGCATTTTCAGCACGTTGTCTATATGTACCAATTGTTCTTTGGTATGCGGCTTCATAATGACTTGCATCAAGTTCAGTATCAATTATGCCTTCGCCTAATTGTAACTTTACATAATTAATTACTTCTTGTTTCTTTGTATCTAATGTTTGATCGAGTGTTTCAGTTGCCATAATACCATCCTATGACAGTATTTATACTAATCACCAAGCCTTGAGTATTACTACATGTTCATTGCCACGTCCGTTATACTTAATTTCAGTGGCTTTGATGTTGGCAAACTGTTTTCTATTGTTGGGCTTGCCACCTTTCATGAGCTCTTTGATCTGTTCTGCTGGTTTACGCAGTGTTTTCTGTACACTCTTGTTTGGATCAAAACCAATTACACTGTTACTTTTGATACTGTATGTTTTGATAACTTCATCAGCAATAACATAAATCAACTTGCGTGTTTTTGTATTGTAAAGCCATGCTTCAGTTCCGTTAACCATCTTTTCGGGACTAACACTTGTTAAGTCAAGTTCTTCAAACTTCCTAAGGTATTTAAATTTACGTGTGATTTGTGCTGGAGTCTTTTGCTTAGTAGGACGTGGTTGTCTATCTGCTTTTTTAACCTGTACATAACTTGCACAGTCAGCAACTGCACGTTCTAAAAACTTTTGCAATGCACGTATCTGTAACTTGCCAAAATGAGAATAGCCTTCTTCAAGTTGTGCTACCATGTCTTGTTCTTGTTCTGACATTGTTGCAAGTTCTTTCTTGCTGGGTGGTGACATTAATTCATTAATCTCACTAAGTTGTGCTTTTAGTGGGTCAGCAATAATATCTATTGTTTGCGGAGGACACCCTTCGTCACGTAGTAACTTCATAAGTGAATACTTGTCAGGATCTTTGCAATTTGCATTTGTGAACTGGTCAATTAGTTCATGTACTGCACCTTCGATATACATTGTCTTATCACGCATATTTTCCTGTATAGTCTTACGTGGAGTAACAGGTTTTGTGTTGTCAACTACTAACTTTGGTGCTGGCATAGTTCTATCAATTGCTTCTGCAATTTTACGTTTTATAAACTCACTTGTAGGATATACATTGCCCATTGTTCCGGGTAATGTTTGCCAATATGCATCGTGATCTGGATGTATATCTGGCATACCTTGTCGTAGACATCTTGCATATATGCTTGGATATACCATGCCATTGTGTCCATGGCGTTTCATTGTAGCAATATCTTCTTTGCTATAATCAGTTTCTTTCATCCAGGCAAGTAAATCAGGAAATATATCAATAGGCTTTTTCTCAGCATAATACCAATCAGTGGTTTTCATTTTATATCTGTGAAATGCCTCACCACTCATATCCAATGCAGTTTCCCAGCTTGGGTCTAATGCTTTACTACGTTGCTTTCTTACCACTGGCTTCTTCTTACGAGTGCCTGGCTTTAATAAGTTTTTGCCTTTTGCCATATCTTGCTCCTATATCTAACTGTTACAAAGAGTATAACATGTATATAGTATATGTCAACCAAAAAGTTCCTAAAGTTTTTTTATTCTTTTGTAATAAAAAGGTTGACTTATCCTATAACTGTGTTATTATATATGTACAGTTAGAAAATAGGAGAAGTTATATGAAGAAGATGATACAAATTACTGCAATAGTAAAAGAGTACAAAGAGCTAACTTTACGTTCTACTGGAAAAACAGTAGAAGATTTTATGAGAGTAGAATACGAAACTGGTAAGCACGATAGTATAAGTGATGCAGAAGCAGACTTGCTTACTATGATGGATAATACTCAAGCAAGTGGAGAAGTTACTGGTGTTGAATTAAGTAAAAGTGTTTACAACATTGTAGAGTGTTACAATGATGAAATGGAGTTAAAATATGGATAATAAACAATTTCAACTATACGAACGTCGTATAGACAACTGCTGGCAAGCCGCAGAATTTTGTGCTGATGGCACATGGGGTAGAGAATATTGGACTCAGAATGCAATGTATCTGCTACGTAGAATGAATAGTTTTTTAAACGGAGGAACTGAAAAATGAAGTTTATACTAATATCAATGATGTTGGCTCAACCAATGACATATGCAGATAAGGCAACCTGTCAAATTGCTGCTGATGCACTTAACCAAATTGAAGTTGAAGCAGTGTGTATTCCTGCAGGTATACAGGATCAGAGTGCCGCAGATCAAATGCTCGATCATATGCATAAAATGATAAAGCGATTGGAAAAAATGAAAATTGATTTAGAAGGTACCAAATGAACCAAACTTTATTAGGCTTACAATTTGATACAAATCCCTATCTTAAAGGCATACAACTTGTGCTTGACTTTAAGAAGTATGAGTTAAGTATTGTCCAACACGCAGGCAGTTATGGTGGTAACAAGGGTTTATATGAAATAATGGTAAGTGATTCAACAGGTGGTGTTGAACTTCCTGGAGTTACTGAGCCAGGTGATACTGTCAAGGGCTTCTTAACATTAGAAGACGTTAGTGGCATTTGTAAAAAGATGACCTCTATCACAGGTAACGAACCAGTTAAGGTTGCCATCTAGGACCATAAATACAGTAAGAAGGATTACTGTATGCCTAGACTAAGTTTATATCGCCCAAATCGACAAAACGATTACAAGTTTATTGACCGCACTGTTATGGAAATGTATCAGGTTGGCGGTGTTGATATGTTTGTTCACAAATATCTTGGACCACAAATACACGGAGATGATAGCTCAAGTGTAAGTGGTGGTACACAAGATGCCACACAGCCTGCTTATAACAGTGAGAACCCATTGTTTATTGAAGATTTGTTTTTGTTAGAAAATAGAAACAGAAAGTATGATGACGATGTGTATCAGATGCGTGGCGTTTACAATGCACAAGACATTGATTTTGATCTAAGTCAATTTGGATTGTTCCTAAACAACGACACATTGTTTATTACATTTCACTACAACTTTATGATAGACACAATTGGTCGTAAACTCATGAGTGGTGATGTGCTTGAACTGCCAAATCTTAAAGATTTCAACCCTCTTGATAGTGGTATCGCTAGAGCTATACCTAAATATTATGTAATACAAGATGCTTCTTTTGCAAGTGAAGGATTTTCACAAACTTGGCTTCCGCATTTGTGGCGTGTGAAAGCAACACCACTGGTAAGTGCCCAAGAATACAATGATATACTTGATAAGCCGTTTGAAGTTGAAAACATTTGGGACAACGGAAACTATTATCCAAAAGGCAGTATTGTACTAAGCGGTAGTACCTACTACAAAGCAATAGACGAAGTTGATCCAGGGGTTGAGATTACTGATACAACCAAGTGGGAAGAGCACACACCACTTAGTGAAATAGAAACTTTTGGTACTGTTGTTAACGACAGATCAATAAACGATAAAATTCTTACACAAGCGGAATACGAAGTTCCACTAAGTGGATACGACACTGTTAAGTTTTATATTGTTGCTACCAACGAAGATGGAACACCTGCAGATCCAAACAGTTACACAGTAGACAGTACAGAAATTACTGTGGACACAACCAACG